TGAGATGAATATCGTGACTATTGGGGAGTCAAATGTCGGTGGTAAATGTCATTTGCTTGCGGATCCAAATGTCAGTAATGATAAATTGGGAATGTTATACACTGCTCTGCTTGGTGACAAGAAGTACAGATTTGTAGTGCAATGGTCTAAACCTGACAATCTCTGGTTGGACGAAGCTGCGTGTCTCATTAGAGAAAGGGCTTTGCTAGATAATGGGTCACCTGTTGATTTGGATCACGATTATGCTTACACTTTGGTTGATGAGAGTGAGGCATTCGTTGATGATCATCAGGTTGTGGCTATACCTGTAGAAGATGCTTTGAGTGTCATTCAGGGGGCAATTGATGAGATCATTCCTGGTGTTTCTGAACATACTTATGTTTTGGACAGTGCTATGATGCATATTGATGGACAGTCTTTAGTGGCTGACGCTAGGAGAATGACTTTAAAAAAAACGATGCCTAAACCTTTCTCGGCTTTGCGTTTTGTGCAGCCGTTAGTCAGGTCTGAGGCGGGTGGTCCTCGTGGGCAGGGTGTTGTTGAAACTCTGGTCGGTGCGATAAAGAGGAACTTGGCTACTCCTGAATTGGCTGCGATAAGTTCGGTTTTTGATATGACTTGTGAGAAAGTCAATTATTTCGTTGACAATGTCTGTATCCCAGGGGCTCGAGCTATTGTGGATGATTATACTAAACATCCTATATACTTTAATGCTTCGAATTGCACCGTGGCATTGGCAAGTCAGAACAGTGACGTCATTGCGAAACTGAAAGGTGCTGGTTTTTGTGCAAAAGAGTTGGATGTGTCGCGTTATTCCATGTTCAACAAAGCAGATGCAAAAATTAAAGCTGAAAGGACTGTTCTTTATGAATTCAGTCCTTCGCAAATGGTGGTACATCATGATAAGGCGGTGAATATTTTCTTTTCGGCTATATTTCGGGTGCTTCGAGACCGATTCTTAAAGTTGTTGATGCCCAATACTCTAGTTCATATGCAACGCAGCAACCCGGAGATTGAAGAATTCTTGAATATTTATGAGCGTCATGATTTGGACGTCAAGTATCTTGAAAATGATTTTTCGAAGTTCGATAAGTCTCAGGGTTTTGAAACACATGCACTTGAATATACATTGTTTGGGATGTTAGGTATGACTATGGAAGACAGACAAATTTGGAAAAATGGTCATATACAGTCTACTGCCACAGCTTTTGCTTGTGGTTTGAAATTGTATCTTGATTGGCAAAGGAAATCTGGCGATGCGACGACGGCTCTTGCCAATTCCATGACCAATATGGTTACTGTTTTCAATGAATATCGCCTCAAGGCGTGTGATGTCCTTTATTCGATGTTTATCGGTGATGATTCGGTCGTGGCTGTTGCTGGGGCTGTGGATTGTGCTGGGGTTACTGAACGTATGGGTGCTCTATATAACCTTGGCGCTAAAGCCACCGTTACAAAGTATCCTTCGTTTTGTTCACACTTTATAATTAAAAGTGGTAACAGTCGAAGTCCGTTTGTACGATTGGTTCGTGATCCCATTAAGTTGATTTCGAAATTGGGTTCGTATGGGGTACGTGATGAGGAACATTTGAAGGAGAGGTTCATTGCGTTGGAAGATTCCTGTAGACCTTATGCGGATAGGCGTGTTTGGGATAAGTTGATTGAGTCTGTCAAGGCTCGTTATAATGCTAAGCATTCGATGAATCTCTGTAAATTGCCGGCGGCAATATTTACAGTTACATCAAAACTTTCCGCCTATAAGGCGTTATTCGGTAAACCGGATATTATTCACTTTTGAGTTAGCTCATAGTGAATTTCGTTACAATTTGTTCTCTTGAAGATGAAGAGAGAAAAAAAAA